GTTTGCAGATATCCCGGCAGATGTGAAGCAGAAGCTGGTTAGCCAGATGGCGCAGCAGCAAGCAGCGGCGGGAGAAGCGGAGCAGGCGAAGGCCGACGCGGAGATACAGAAGACCCTGATAGCCCAGGGCCAGATCCCGCCCGCGATTGCTGAGCAGTACGGCCTGACTGGGGCTCCTCCTCCTCAGTCACCGGAAGACTTACCGCCACAGTTTACGCAGACCGAAGGGGAAATCCCTCTGACGTAAAGCCAAGGAGAACATGACTAACGAACCCGAAGGTACTCAGAACACCGGGGCCGACTCTCAAGAGTACGTCGAGCTTCACGAAGCGGATGATGCTGACCTGGATGCGTTCCTCGAGAACGCTGATAAGGCCGACAGCAACCCCGCCCAAGTAGAAGGCCCGACCCAAGTAGAGCCCGAGCAGCAAGAAGCGGAGCAGCCTGTACCGCAAGACCCGACAGCGGCATTAGCCGCCAAGGTTGAGCAGATGCAGAAGCAGCTCCAGGGACAGGAGCTTTTAATAAAGCGTCGAACGAGTCAGATCGCCGACCTGAAGCAAAAGCTGTCTCCGTTCCTGAAAATTAAGAAGGAACAATTGGACGAACTCTATTTGGAGTCCCCATCGAAAGCGATGGAACTCCAGCTTGCTAAGCAGCAGGCAGAGACCAAGTTCCTCGAATTGAATCAGGAAGAGCAGCAGCTTCAGAACACAATGCAAGCTCAGGCTTTACTTGCTCAACATGCGGGCCCGGATGGGTTCGATGTCGAGACGGTTGCCGGAGTTCTCCTAGCGGATGGTTTGCCTCCTGCGTTTGTTCAGCAGTTCGTAAGCAATCCGTATGCATCAGCGTTACCGGAAACCCTAATTCAGCTTGCTAAGCGTGGGCAGGCAGAGAGGCGGGCCAGTCAGTACGAGACCATGGCTTCGCAGCTTTACTACTACGTTCAGCGGATGATGCAGGAAGCAAATCAAGCGCCCAACCGGGTCTTGAGTAACATCCAGAACGCGATGAAGGCGGGGCCGCAAGTGACGGCCTCAAGTGGCGGACGTGGCGGAAGCCATGGCGCAGATGTCGGGGATTTAAGCTCGCTGAGCGACGCCGAATTGAACCAGCTCCTGGGAGGATAACTCTCATGGATGGCTCAAATGGCGAAGACTACTTTTGCCACTGACAATGCTCTCACCAAGAAAGCTTGGGAAGAGAAACTCTTTCGTGACTCCGTAAAGGAGTCGTACTTCAGCAAGTTTCAGGGCTCCGGCTCTGATTCGGTCGTTCAGGTAAAGGACCAGCTCTCCAAGGACAAGGGGGACAAGATCACCTTTGGTCTTCGGATGAAGCTGGCCGGAGCTGGCGTTACTTCGGGTTCCGTACTCGAGGGCAACGAAGAGAAGCTCGTTACCTACGACAACTCCGTAACGCTCGAGCAGTATCGGCATGCGGTTCGTGATGATGGGGCTTTGTCTCGTCAACGGGCGATGTTCGAGATTGAAGACGAGCACAAGATGGCCTTGAAGGACTGGATGACCGAGAAGATCGATCAGCTCCAGTTCGATTCGCTTGGTATTGGTAGTGGAGCTTCGGCGAATCCGACGAAGATCTTCTACAAGACCAGCGCAACGGCTTTCACTGCTACCGGAACCGCCTCCACTGCGAAAACCGCGATGGACGCGACCAACGGCAAGCTCACCCTGAACTTCCTAAGCTTCATCAAGGCAAATGCGAAGACCGGTGGTAATCGCGCCTACATCCCTCTCCGTCCGGTGAAGGTTATGGGCAAGGATTACTACATCTTCCTTTGCCACCCTGACGCGCTGTTCGACCTGAAGGCTTCTTCGGAGTGGCAGCAGGCTCAGCGTGAAGCGCAGGAGCGCGGGAAGGACAATCCGTTGTTCACGGGTGCCGCTGGTATCTGGGATGGGGTTGTTATTCACGAGCATGAAAACTGCGCGGTGGCGACCGATGGCGGTGGCAGTACGGTCGCTTGGACCAAGGCTGTGTTCATGGGAGCGCAGGCGATGGTGTGGGCGTGGGGTAAGCGGCCTGAGGTGAAGATGAAGGAATTCGATTACGACAACGAGATCGGATACTCCATCGGCATGATCGCTGGTGTGGCTAAGTCCAAGTTCAATAGCTTGGATTACGGCTCGCTTGGCGTCTACCTCGCTCGTACCAACGTGTCTGGCGTTTAATTGAGGGAGAAATAGACGATGCCTACGTATCAAGCTTCTAAGGTCGCTTCGACCGTTCAGGCTCGTGGCGGGATCGATATTACTTCGGTTACCGGCGAGTACACTGTCAGCACCAACCTTGCAACCAACGACATTATCGAGATGGTGAAGATCCCTGCGGGCGCTACGGTGCTCGAGGTGATTTTCTCTGGCTCGGCTTCTGTCGGCGCTACCGGCAATTTGGCGGTTGGTGATGATGGCGACACGGATCGCTTCATTACCTCGACTGCCTTTACCGCTGCGGCCCTTGCGCGCCTCAACGCGCACTCTGGCCACGGGCATCGGTATACGGCTGACAACACGATTGATGTACTTGCGGTTTCGATCGCTACCCCGGCAACGGGGGCAGTGCTCAGGCTGACGGTTATCTACACGCTCCAGCAGTAAGTTTTAGGGGGAGCGCCCGTATGGGCTCCCCCGTTTTGGTGCTCTTATGGCGCTCTCCGATTACGACTTCAACCTGACCCGCACCGAGATTATCGAGCGGGCTTACCGCATCATCGGGAAGCTTTCGGTTGGCGAAACGATGTCGGCCGAGATGGACTACCAGGCGGTGGTCGCTCTCAATACGATGGTGAAGGCGTGGCAGAACGAGCATGTCTATCTCTGGACGCTCAGGGAGTTCACTCAATCTCTCAGCGCGGGGACTAAGAGCTATTCGCTCGCTTCAAATGACCCGGCCATTCACGCGATAGACCGCGCTTGGTGGAGGGATGGCACTACGGACCACGGGGTGGCCGTAGCTTCATGGCGACAGTACGAAGACCTCTACGATAAGAACTCTACGGGCGACCCCACCATTGTGGCGCTCGATAATAGAATCACCCCGACGATGTATGTGTGGCCGGTCCCGACGCAGACCCGAACGCTTCACTGCCTTGGGATTGTGAAGCTGAAGGACTTCGACACTGCTTCGGGCAATGCCGACTTCCCGGTTCGATGGCTAGCGGCTCTTACCTGGGGGCTTGCTGCGGAGCTTGCGCCGGAGTTTGGCATTAGCGGACGAGAGCTCCAGGAGCGGGAGCAAAAGGCAGCGATTGAGTTTCGGAAAGCCAAGACCGGTGAGCGGGAGCGGGCTGATTACGAGTTTATCTGTGGAGCTTTTGACAAGTAATGGGACGCGCACAGCAAGTAGAGGCTCTCTGGAATGGGCTCCGCGATAACTCGGGCAATCCGCTCAGTGGCGGGAAGGTCTACACTTATGAGGCTGGGACTACGACTCCGAAGGCTGTGTATACGGCTTCTGATAAGAGTGCGTCCGCAACCAATCCGCTCATCCTAGATGCCTACGGGCGGGCTCAGGTGTGGGCCGATGGCGCATACAAGTTCAGAGTCGATACGAGCGCGAACGTTACGCTCTACACCTTGGACAATCAAGTTTACGGCTATGACGACGGGGAACTTCTATGGGGCGGAACAAGCGGTGGAAGTGCGAACGCTCATACGCTTACTTCGGTGGGTACTATCTCTTCCTACTCATCTGGGCAGCGGTTTATCTTTATTGCCGGTAACTCGAACACTGGAGCCACTACGCTCAATGTGAATAGCATCGGGGCGGTCTCGATTGTGAAGGGAGCTGCGGCTGCGGCCCTCACGAATGGCGATATCCGTAGCGGTCAGGTAGTGGATGTCGTCTATGAGACTGGGGGTGGGGGGAGGTTTAGGCTCCTTAGCTACCCAAGTGTGAATGATGTCCAGCTCGATGCCATGACCTGGGGCGGCACTGCCGGGGGTACAGCAAACGCGCAGACTGTGACCCTTTCGCCGACTCCACTCGCGTACACGGCTGGGATGCGGGTGCGGTACATCCCATCAGCGAACAACTCAGGCGCTACGACTATCAACGTGAATGGCCTTGGTGCGAAGAGTATCTTCTTTGGCGGGCAAGCGTGCGTTGGTGGCGAGTTCATTTCTGGCTCTGTGGTTGAGATTCAATACGATGGAACGAACTTCCATTTGGTGAGTCATGCCGGTGGGTGGGTCGGGTACGTCCCGAGCATCTCCTCTCTTACCGGCTCAGTGTCCTCGACCTCTGTAACCTTTGCGGAGTATCAGCGATTCGGCGGGTGGTGAACTTCGCCATGCAGATTAACTTTACGCCTTCCGGCTCTCCTAAGGTCATTATCACGCAGCTCCCGGTCACGCCTTCGCAAGTGGGTAAGGTTGGGTTCCCCTGTCATATCCTGGATACCTCTATTGATGCTGACGTTGTTCTCGGCCATGCGTTTAGCACTACGGGCACGAACCTTTACGTCTTCACTCGCCAGAACGCCAACTGGGGGAGCGGGGCGTGCGCGGCTTACATCTCTGGAACGTATAGGGTGTCGTAATGAGAAAGACTGTCCCGGTTCCGATATTCAAGCCCACGTTTCGAGGCGTGGATGATATCGAATTGGCCGATGACAACTTTGTTCTCTACGACGGGTATCGCTCGAGTAAGGGAGGGACCGTTTCGCGGCCAGGGTCACGGGCGGCGTTCACGCACAACTCCGCTACTGGCTTTGGCATCAGCGGCCTCTACCTGTGGAGGGACCAGAGTCAGTTAGTCTACGTCTACAACAATGAAATTTACTCGCTGTGGCATTATGATGGGCTAGTCCCGACGCTCATTAGTAGCTTTGGAACTCCCATCCTCACCGGCAGCTTCCGTCCGACATTTGCAAATAATGACCTGTATTGCTTCGTCGCTAACGGCGGCCCGATTGTCTACTTCTCCGACTCGGTTACCCCCCGTGTTATTGCAGATGCCGACGCGCCAAGCTTCGCCACTCATGTGGCGTATCTCGATACCTACATAATTGCGAACGACCGTGGCACTAATCGGTTCTACTTCTCGGATGTGGGCTCGAACCTTTCATGGAGCGGCCTAGGCTTTGCTTCTGCTGCGGGACTCCCAGACCCGATAGTGGCGCTCCACGTCTTCAATCGTGAGCTGTACCTGTTTGGCACGCGAAGTATCGAGGTGTGGGAGAACGATGGCTCTACCCCATTCTCTAGGATCCCTGGCGGTTTTATTGAGTCTGGCTGCTCGGCTCCATATTCGGTCTTGAATGATGGTAACGCCGTATATTGGCTGGACCACGAGCGACGGTTCGTGATGTACGACGGCAAGAACTTGCAGCGGATGTCCACTCCGTATGACCGAGAGGTGCAGGGCTTCTCGACACTGGCGGATTGTTTCGCGATGAAGATCCCTTTCGAGAGCAACCTGTTCTTTGTCTTTCAATTCCCGAAGGCCAACCGGACATTAGTACTGAACCGAGATACGGATGAGTGGTACGAGTGGGGGCGGTGGAACGTGGAGACCATGGAGTATGAGCCGTGGATAGGGAACGCCTACGTATATGCCGAGCCTTGGGGCAAGCACTACATTGGACGCAGGGACAAGGGGGTTGTCTCGGAGCTTAGCCGTAGCTACACCTCCGATGACGGCGACTACATTCGCCTTGCTCGCCGCACTGGGCATATCGACTACGGGACATCCCAGGAAAAGCGTTCGAATGAGCTTCGCATGCGGGTAAGGCGCGGGGATGGCTTGAGCGGTGGGGCTGCAAGGCTCACGGTGAGGTGGCGCGATAACAATCGGTACTGGAGTCAGCCTCGAGACATTAGCCTAGGAGCACTGGGCGAGACTGACGTGATAGCGCGGCTCTTCCGAACGGGGATCTTCCGCACTCGGCAGTATGAGTTTGTCTCATCCGATGGTGTGCCGGTCGTCTTTACTGGGGCCGAAGAGGACATTGAGGTGCTTCGATGACGGTTACCAAGCCTCCGCGTCAATCTGTTGACAGCTTCCGCGACGGAAGTGGAAGGAGAGCCTCGTTCGGGCGACCGAAGACACAACTCCGCTTACCAACGTCCCGTTTGTGACCATTGGGAACAGTGGATCCCTTTCGAACGATCGTGCGCTCACGGGGAGCTCCGCGGTTCAGGTGACAGATAACGGGGCTGGTAGCAGTGTAGTGCTAGACCTTTCGAATACTGGCGTAGCTCCTGGCACCTACAGCAGCGCAAACATTGCGGTAGACGCAAAAGGCCGGATTACGGCGGCTTCGAACGGTGGCGGCGGCGGTGGAGGGGGCTCCACCAGCATCAACCGCGTCTTTATGTTGATGGGGGCGTAATGGCGGACGCAAACAAGGTACTGGCACAGCTAGCTCCGAGCGCAACCACACTTTCAACGCTCTATACCGTGCCAGCTCTTACTTCTACGGTGGTCTCAAGTCTCGTTATCTGCAACCGAGGTGCAAGTGAGGCGACCTTCCGGGTGTCTGTTGCGATTGCCGGGGCAGCCGACTCGAATCCTCAGTATCTCTACTACAATGAGTCCGTTGGAGCGGAGCAAAGCTTCATTGCGACCGTTGGGATCACGCTTGCTGCGTCGGATGTGGTGAGGGTTTACGCGAGTAACGCCAACTTGAGTTTCAATTTGTTTGGGGTAGAGGTGACATGAGCCACGGAACCGCCAGTGGGACACTATGGATAGCCCTCACGCCAAAAGCTGCGGCTACCACGACACAAACTATCATCTCAGTGACTACTTCTAGCACTAGCGTTCTTTCCGCGAACGCTAATCGGCTAGCAGGCTGGGTCAGGAACATTAGCGATACCACTATTTATGTAAGCCTGTCCGGGACTGCCTCTGCTTCTGCTCCTTCGAAGCTATCTCCGGGGGAGTCTCTCCAGTTTGGTAACGGTACGTGGTGTTACACCGGGGCGGTGGCAGCGATTCATGCGGGCTCCGGCAATAAATCCTTGGAGGTGGTAGAGGTATGAGATTCTTTATTCTGATCCTGTTATCTACGGGTGTCGGGCAATAACCTTACCCAACGCCGCTCTCGTTCTTAGACTCTCCACATAGGGAGGAGCCATGGTCGAAATTGCAGAATACGGGCTAAGAGTCGATGTGGTACGCGGAGCCAAGGCTACCGCTGCCGTAGAGACCTCCGTTGCGGATACCGCAACCAGCACGACCATTCTTGCTGCCAATACTCTGAGGCGCGGCGCTTCGATCGTAAACGACTCCACGGCCCGTCTCTATCTCCGGCTAGGCACCGAGGCTGCTTCCGCTACGGACTACACCGTGTCGCTTCTCCAGCATGACTATTACGAAGTCCCTTTCG